CTCATATAATTCATTTTTTGTAGGCTTAGTTCCAGGAGGCTTAGTTTCTTCCTTGAAACGGTCATTATATACTTGTTTAGCAAGTTCATCGTTAGCGGCGATAAGTTTTTTTAATTCAGCCTTCGACATTGTATAGTAAGCCTTTTCTTTAGTGGCCTTTTCATCAAGTAGTTTTTGGTCTTTTGCTGCATCTTCCATTTGTTTTTTAAGTGTAGCTCCTGATAGTCGATCAATTTCGGCAGTATAACCAATTTTGTCCTGCAATAACTTTCTATATTTTTCCTGCTCCGCTTTTACTTCTTGTACATTTGCCTTTATATCATAAGTTTCTCCCGATTTTCTATCGGTTACAGTCCTTATAACGAACGTTCCTGTTTTATTTATTTCATCAATTTTCTTTTTGTGAAATATTAATTGCTTTTCAACGCTATTCAATAATTCTTGATTGTCATAAATTGCTTTTTTATTGATAACTCCAAGCCGGGCAACTTCAGCGTTAATAAATTCACGAACCTTCGAAGTTGAAATGGAAAGGGCATTGCCATATTTATCAACTGCAGTTGTTGCGTTTGGCATTATTCCGGTAACTTCAGCAATTATTTTTTTTAATTCACGATGTTCTGAGGTAGAAATCGTTGTTTTAGAATTTAATTCATCATAACGCGTCAGAAGAGGTTCAATTTTTAGTTTTAAGTTCAAAACTTTTTTGCTTTGTTCTTCAAATTCTTGAGAAGCTGTTTTCGAAGCGCTTGTCATTTTTTCGAGCCCCGAAACTATTCCGCCAAGCCAGCTCGTTATGGCTGAGTTTTTAAACCACGTTGAAATATTTTGATTCAGTTTAGCCAGCGAAGCGGCCAGGTTATTATTACGTATATTATACTCTTTAGTTATTGAAGTACCTTCTGAAAGAGACTTGTTGGCTAATAACTGTTCCTTATCTATTTTATCAATACTTGCAGCAAGCGAACTTAAAACCCCTACCGCCCTGGAACCATCCAGTCCCATGTCTTCGAAAATTGGGATCAAAGCCTGAAAACCTCCTTTTTCGTTAAGCGACCGAAGCACTTTTTTTATAGCTGCATTAGCATCCGTGTCTAAAAGTTTTGTGAAATTATTTACTTCAAGTCCGGCAATCTTTGCAAATTTGGCAGGATCGCCCATTATTTTCATAATAAAATTTTGCAAGGCGGTAGCCGACATTTCCACCTGCTGCATATCCTGATCTAATGCTGAAGCATATCCTAAAATTTGATCAATGCCTATTCCGGCTTGTTTGGAGACGCCGCCTAATCTGGCTGCAAAAGCAACAAGAAATTCTTCGCTAGCGCTTGAGTTCTGTCCGATAGAGTTGACCGCCGACCCAACAGCAAGCATTTGTTCTTTCAACCCAAGCCCCTGAAGTTCCTTTGAAGTTTTACTGAATACGCCAACCATTTTTCCTATATTTTTGATCGCATCCTCTCCGAGTTCTTCGCCTAACGCCACTTTTATCTGATTAGCGGCATCAACAAAATCAAGTATATTTTTCTTTCCTTCTATACCTAACTTTCCAGCATCGCTTGCAAGTTGAAGTAATTCTTTTCGCGAAGTACGTGTATCAAGCAATTTAAAATCTTTGTACAAATCTTGTACTTGTTGCTGAGTTAAGTTTGTAGTTTTCATCACATCAGCAAAACTGTCCGACAGTTCTGCGTTGCTCTGAATTATTTGTTTGACACTAAAAACAACCCCTGTAATGGCAGCTACACCGGCTGTAAGCATCGAAAAATACTTATTCATGCCGTTAGCCAGTTTGCTTGTGCGTTTTTCGCCAATACCCATTTCTGCATTGACATTTTTCATTTCTTTTTTTACAAGTTTTTGCGCATCAACAAGCTCATGCCACTCTTTGGAATTTCTTTTTATTGCAGGGCTACTAAGTTGTTTATCAAGTTCTTTTTTGGCCTTGATTAAATCAGACATTGAAGCCCCTGACAAGTTATCCAATACCTTTTTAACGTCAAAAGCTTCTTTGGACAGCTGCTTCATTTGTTTATTGGTTTGGATTAATTCCTTATTCAATTTTTCGAATGCCTTACCGTCACCGGCTTTGTTGGCTTCCACTAACCTCATTCTTAGGTTTTGTGCTTTTTGTGCAAGTGCGGTTAATTCCTGTTTTGCCTGTTCCCCGTTCAGGTGTACGGTACTTTGTGCAGTTTCGTTTTGTGACATAACTTTTAGTTTAGTATGCAAATGAAACCAGAACTTAGGAAGGGAAAAAAGACAAAAAAAGCCCCGGCAAATGAATGTCGGGGCTCGGGAAGTTGTGAGATTAAGTTGTCAAACAATAACTACACAACCATTGTTAGTTCATTGCCTATATTATGAATTCCCTTAATAATTTTCTGACGTTGGGCTGGGCGCGGGTTTCTAATACCTGAAGCATAATGCCCGAGTTGGCGCTCATTTATGCCTGTTACACGCGCAATGGCTGAACGGGTAACAATGCCATCTAAGCTGTGAAGCAATGCCGATATTTCCATTTTATAATTAAATTCATAATCGCCACGAACTAAATCTTTAGAAATAACATCGCCATCGGCAATGCTACCGTCGATATGAAACCTAAACGTTTCAGCAAATTCCGCTTTCACGCCATCAAGTGTTTTATGCGTACAAAAAGCGATGCCGTTTATTTCTGCACTGGCACAGTAATTCTTTCCGCTCCAGCTTATATTTACAATTACTTTTTCCATATTGTTTTGTTTTTTTGCAAGGGGTTTATTTCCACCCTGCTTGTTTAAAAATACTGTTTAAAATTTCCTGACTTAAAACCTCGTTTGGTTTTTTATTTACCGTTACTTTTCCCGGTTTCGTGGGATGCTTGAATTGGCGGTGGCTTCCTGCTTGTTGTGTTAGTTCCCAGCCGTCATCCCTTAGCATTTTCAAAACTTCTGAGACTTTATACTTTTTCATTGGAGTTATTGTTATTGTTTGACTTTGCAAAGATACCAATAATACTATCATATTATCCTATTTTATCAATTATTTTTTATGTGAATGCAAGATTTAACTATAAAGGACAAAAAAACCGTCCTAATCTCACGATCTGGACGGTTTATCAACTTAACTTAACTATAAAATTGAATCTATGAAAGTAAAAAACAGGTTGTTATATTTTTTTAAAGACATTCAGTATCAACGCAAATACTTTGGACGGCCAGCTTGATTTCAGGGCAATCCATATAATCACCGGTATAGCTGCGCCTACGAGAAGCCAAAGCCACCAATTATTCGCTTTTTTGTTTTTTTCTATTATTTCACTTTTAAGTGAAGAAATTAGGTTTCCAATACTGTCAGATGTATGTTTCGATATTTTAAAATAAACGTTAAACAGGCTTTGTACTTCAGCTTGAGAGTACAGCATTTCGATTGATTCAACAACTTTAGCATTTTTACCTTTTATAGTTTTCTGAATAATTTCAGAGGCAACAGCAGGTCTTTTAGTAAGGCTGTCAATCTTCGATTTCGAATCATAATTGATAGTATGTATAGTTATTTCCTCAGTTTCATTCTCTTCAGTGGAAGTATTTTTTTTGACTGATTCAACGGCTTTTTTTTCGGTATTGACAGAAGTTGTCAAATTCGTATTTTCGTCAGCTGCTTTTTTTACTTCTATCTCAGACTTTACGTCCGCTTTCACATCCGATTTAGTTGTTTTCTTTACGCCTGAGCACGAACACAATAAAATGAGAATAGCTAATATTATTTTTGTTTTCATATAATTTCGATTGTTATCTTTTCACCTACATTGATAGCTGCTTTACATATTTTTACCAGTTTAATCTCGTAAGCTGTTGAGAAAAGCACTTTCCCTACCGCCTTATTTTCACCAACCAGAATGCATCCTGCGGTATCAGCTGATGTATTTCCTCTGTGGATCAGTACCCCAGAAAAGCCTGGAACATCTACGAGTCGTGGGAGATCGCGGTTCATTTTAGGCGACCGGTTAACGATTACCTCGTAAGTTCCAAACGGAATACAGGTTTTCCCGTATATTTTTTCTTCGCCCTGATCACAAAGATCACCATCTCTGTTCTTGTCCCTGTTGGCATCTTCGAGAGTGTCGCAAAAATAGACACCATTAACCGATAATGTACCTATTGTATATTCGGAATTGAAAAATCTCCTTTTTAGTTGCAACTTCATTTTCCTTCCTCTTCTTCCTTTTTCATAAACGAGAGATCGATATCGAAATGTCGTTCAGTTTTGTCAACTAAAATTTTTTGTAAATTTTTAGCCCACTTCTTTTCATTACAGCTGCTTTCATTTTCGAGGATAGACCACAATTCTTTGAAGCAGACCAGGAACGCCATATAATTAGCCAGGTAAATGTCTTTATACATGACTAAAATGTACTTTTCGACTAAAAATGCAAGGCAAATTAATACCAGGGCAATGAGTGAAGTGATAAGGACCTTCCCGAACTTGCTTGATTGAAATTTGCCACTTGCTTTGCCTGTTTTTTTCTTCACCCTACGAGCTAATCGGTATGATGTAATGCAATCCCCAACAATAAAAACCAAAGAAATGAGAATGAATGGCAGTGTTGGTTCAAGAATAGCAATAAGGCTGGCCAGTATGGATAAACTCCATTTAAAAACATCTGCTAAATGGCAGATAATCCACTTGTAAAGTAGTTGTAGATAGTACATAATTATGTATAGTTTAATTGATTGATAATATCCATTTAAATAATTGGGTAGTTGTCATATCTTAAATTTTAATTAATGATATGTTTTTTACTCTAATAATTCCATTATACATGATTTTTAAGCCACAAATCTTATTGCCTAATCCTTCATAAATGCCCTCATAAGCTGTTTCAGGTTCATTTTTTACTAAAAAACTTGTATTTTTATCGGTGTAGTTAGTTTCCTCAATAGAAATCGAGGATAATAAATCAGATTGTTCTCCTAATACAGTATTATTTCTAATAGCAAAAATCCATATATTACCACTTCCTTTTGCACTACAAGAAAATTTTAAATTCCCATGAGGAATTCCGTAATGAGAATAATAAGCAAGATCATTGACATGATTCGCATAAAGAATATTCTCGTTTGTAATTTCATCAACTTCTAAAATACAGTCACCATAATACCCATCAGGTCTATTGGTAAAATTAGCATCTGGGAAATACTCTTTTGCTATATTTCTTAATTCTGGGTTGTAAATTAAATTTCCAATTTCAACTACATTATTAAAAGCTATGTCAAAAGCCTCTGATTTGGTTATAACTTCAATTCCTGTGGCTTTACAGAACTTTAATATTTCCTCCCAATATATTTTTTCCTCGAAAGTATCAGCAGAATCCCAAACGCAGCCAGCTATAATTCCATTAGCTGTTTTATTTCTTATATTCTCAATTGCATTATAAAATCCATCCTCTGCCCCAACGCGGTGGTTATACATTTTCTTTCCGTAATTACTTACTCCATTGAAAAATGCCTCATTATATGCTGAATAATTATAGTAAGGGATTGTTCTTTCGGTAGGATAAATCAAAGCATCTTTTTTGGATAATTTAGAATTAATTGTAAGGTGATGGGAAAATTCTGTAATTGGGTTACCATCGTTACGTCCTGGAAATAAAGCGTCATGGGTCATTTTATAACCAAATTCTCTCAAAACATCAATCCAACTTCTTGTTTTTAATATTCCCGCATTGTCAGTTATGTAAGACGATTGTAATTTTCCCAAATCATTTGCAAATTGTGTTTTGCCTCTATCATAGTAATATTTTCCGTTTTCCTCAAAATACAAATACGAATTACGGGAACCTGGCAAACTCCATTGAGCGAAATCGAAATTCATTCCAAAATAATTTTTGTAATATAAATATTGAATTAAACATATACGTTCCCATACTTCGTGATTTGATGATGTTTTGCAATCGCTGAATATACCACCTGTATATTTAGTTCCGTTCCAACTATGCAAAGAATTACCGGTTGTTCCAATCAATTCATTAGATAATGAATCCATAAGTGGCAATAATGTTTCATCCCTATATAATGAGAATGCATCCCTTATCTGTTGACATTGAGAATCGGAAAGATTCTGCCATGATATAGTGAAAACTGGGGCATCATAACCAAAGTTTACAATATCAGTTATCGTTTTTCCGAAAATATTTTTACCATCACCTCTGTTGTTTTTTAAATCCGCATTAGTTGGAAATGGCTGTTGGGTTCCATCTAAAGAATTTGGATTCTGACCATTAAACAATGGTGAATAAAATGGATACATTTGGTGGGTAATTGTGTGATCTCCGATTTCATGTCCTCCATTTATTATAGCCGAATATCTACTAATATCCAAATCGTTAGGAACACCATAATTTATACGGTTAAATGTGGACTTAAACCCATACTTATTAAAAAGAGGAATAACCCAACTTATATCTGAATCGCTCAAATCGTCAAATGAAACAGCCAAATATCTCTTTTTGTTATTGATTTGACCTCTGTATGCCAAATCAATTTTAGGAGTTGAAGGAATGAAGTTTAATAAGCTTGTCTGTTTTGCAAAAGGGGTGAAAGAATTTTTATTGATTAACTTTACATCTTTATCTGATAGTATGTTAAGTTTATTGATTAACTCAGTATATTTTTTAGTAACATTTTCAACAGTTGGCGCTGTTACGCCTCTTTTATCGTTCGAGAATCGGATAAATCCATCGTATGCAAATGTTATCTCAAAGTTAGTTCCGCTTTTAGCTTCGACGAAATTTTTATTCACGTCGTAAATTGCGACGATGTCACCTGCACCAGAAACGGCTATATTGCATTTCAGTTTTTGACCTGAAAGAACTGGATAATAATCCAGAGTAGCTTGATAATTTACATCTGACCCAGTACCCGAATTAGTGATGTACTTTCCATCCGTCCAAACTAATGGTAAATCATATTGAATGTTCAAATTTAAATTATTTAAGTAATTACTTAAATAATCGGTTTTTTCAGAAACTTCTTGAAGACTTTTATAAGACTCATCCACAAGAATAATAGTAGGTTCTGCAACGCCTCTTTTATCGTTCGAGAATCGAATAAATCCATCGTATGCAAATGTTATCTCAAAGTTAGTTCCGCTTTTAGCTTCGACGAAATTTTTATTCACGTCGTAAATTGCGACGATGTCACCTGCACCAGAAACGGCTATGTTGCATTTCAGTTTTTGACCTGAAAGAACTGGATAATAATCCAGAGTAGCTTGGTAATTTACATCTGACCCAGTACCCGAATTAGTGATGTACTTTCCATCCGTCCAAACTAATGGTAAATTCTTCGCTAATTTTATTAATATTGGCAATAAATCTGGTTTTACAACCATATCTTCCGGAAAAGCCTTCAACCCGGTATTCGCCCATGTACTCCCATTATAGCAGTAAATTACACTTTCATCCTCTACCATAGCAGCCCAATCTCTTAATGGATTAGGATAAGTTGTTGCTAACGCTGCAAAATTTGCAACCGGATTTTGATAAATTAGGCTAAGTGTGATTGGATTCTCGGAATACAAAAAATGGTCTTTTATGAAATTGATAATATTGGTAAATAAAACACCTATTCGTGGTGCGGAATTTTCATTCACTGCGGTGGCATTTTTTACTATGCCGGCAGCTGCCAAAAGTTCGTTTAATGTCATAGCCTTTATTTTTTTTCTACAAAGAAATTCAAACCCGTAGGCAAAAAAAAAGACACCTAAAAGTGGAGTGCCTCCATAATGATCAGTTGGAAATCTTCGCCGTATAGTTCGGCTCGTTTTTCGGTAAGTACTTTTACCGAGTGATACCACGATTTGTTATACCATGGTTTTTTTTCCCGTCCACTTCCGGAACCGGCATCCGCCATGGAGACACCACGACCGACACCCATATCGACCATGCGACCATAATACAGGTACGAATACACAATTTTGTCGATATCGCCACCGCTTTGCGTTACCACCTCAGTCACAAACGAACTGAACAACTCCCCTGTATCGCGAACCCTGAGCTGTGCAATTTTATCCTGCCATATCGAGACCATCATTTTTGCCCACGCACGGTAGTAGTCATTTTTATTCGTAGTCGCTTGCATCGTATATCAGTTCCGTTGGCTCATTTATCGTCACAATGAAGTAAATTCCACATGTTCCAGCTGCAAACATGCCGGGAACTTCGTGGTAGGGGAATCGGGTTTTATCCAGGAACATCAAGCCATCAACAGAACCGGAGTCCTTAATCAGTTTTGCCAATAATTTTTTATGGATAAGTCGGGTTTCATTCGTTTTTTCTTCCCGATCGATCTGATTATTGAAGTCGTATTTCTTCAATATATACACAACTACCGAACGCCGATTAAACCATCCACCACCTTGCTGAATGGTAACCCCATCGTCGGTATCGTCAACGCCAAGATAAGCGGAAGACCCTTTTATATTCGACAAAATATCTTCCAGGTAATTCAAACCGGTTACCCGGCAAAAGGTGTATTTTCCTTTTGTAAGTTTTAAGGAGTTATTTAAACTTTCAAAGTATGTTACTGCATTCCACATAGTTTATAAGTGTTTAGTTCTTGCTTCCATTTCCTTTGCTTCCCTGCATTTTTCATCCATTTCACTCAGGGCGCTCCATACAGGCGAAGCCAGAACCTGATCTTCTTTGGTAATATCGCCCTCGGTCAACATTCGCACCTGGTTGCGAATAATACCCAGCATATCAGGCGCAGTGCTTGGATCATCTTCATCCACTTTTACCCGATTAAATAAGTATTTGAATTTATCAGAAAAGTATTCCTTAATACCAATAAACCACATTACAGCCATTAATTTTTCCGCTTCCGAACATTTTACCATGCGTTTAATTTGCTTGTAAGTCAATTCGTTGCTATATTCAGTTTTCGGAATTCGAAATAATGTAGCCATTAACTTGCAAAGCATGGCATCCGATTTCGTAAAAAGAAACGCCTGGTAATAGTTCTCAGCGTCCAAATATTGCTGGAAAGTAATATCACGCAATAGTTCATCGCACGGTCGGTATTTACCAATTTTAGCCATCGGGCGAATGCCAACGTATCGTTTTGTCACAAAATCAAGCGTTTTGGCAAAACTATACGTTTCTTCTATTTTCATCGAGAAAAATCCCTTTAGGCGTTTTTTGGCGAAATAATACACTTCCGAATTTCCACCAATGGGTTTAATGCCTGTGAATCTGATCAGGCATTTAGTCCAAATCCATTCTTCTTTATTCCCTTTTATTTGCAAGTTGGCTACATAGCGTACTTGTTTTTCGGTCATTTCTGCGTAATTACGCGGGGCAGTTAAGTTGATTATATTGTTCATATATATTTTGTCTTATTCCCCTCCACATAGAGATGGGTTATGTGTGAGGTTACATTCCGAAAAAGAAAGTTGGATCCGTTTGTTTATTGGCATATTTTGGCGCAATTTTGAGCGCATATTCACCACTGGCAGCATACGTTGGATAATAGGTAAGTGTTTTTTCCATCATTACCACTATCTGAGTAAGTAGTTCCTCAGCTTCATGTTCCTCTTTTTCGGCATATTTTGCCAATACCAATTTGCATGAATCAACTACCTGTTCGTTGAGTTCTGTGAGCGTATTCGTCCGAATTTGATCAATCAATTCAGCTACATAGTCAATGCTCAGGGCTTCCGACAGATCGTTTTTCTGAGCTGCCAGTATCGAAGGCTTTAGTTTTAGAAATTCGTTGCGAGTACTGTATTTCGAGTAACTCGCAAAATCAATTCCGGTCAGGAAAAAGCAGTTCGTCAACGTTTTAAAGCTTTTGAATTTTGTCCATTCCGCCAGTGCCGCTTCACTATTCATTATTTGAATAATCAATAAATCGGTGTGCAAATCAATGCTTTGCTCACACCAAAGAATCAATCTCTCAACTCGTTCTTTGCTAGCCGGCGCTTGATTGGTGTTATTTATAACAGCAAAACCATTATTAGTTTGTATCAGGTCTACGAACGGAATGGCATTTTTGTACAACTGAAAAGCAATCAGGTTGCACAGTGTCGTTTTCAGTTCGTCTCCATCTTCCAGGGCTTCGATATAATCGTACAGGTCTGAACCAACCAATAATGCTTTAATAGTTGCATTTGCCGAGTTGGCGAATGGTTCTAAATCCGTCCACATTGAACCGGTAGCAGTGGGAATCGATTTTACAAAATCTTCAATACTTGCTATTAACATGACTATTTCTTTTTTGCAGGTTGAGTATCATTGTTTTGGTTGTCGCTTGTAGGTTCGGCATCCGTTTTTTTGTCTAAGGTAGTGAGCATCATGAATGGAATATCGAATTCAATATCCCATTCATTATAATGCTTAATGACGAAATAAGGCTCTAACAGAATGTCTTTTGGAGCTTTCTCCAACCCTTGTTTCATCGTGAATAATTCACGGATATTGGAACCGTTCATATTACTTGAGCTTTTCCCTGGCGTTGCACCAATCATGCTCGGGTGGTTGCCCTGAGCATAACAGGCCATTGAGGCACCTTCCTCGATATCTTCAATCCAATCGCCACCCTCTTTGATATTATTGACCAAATTTATTTTCACCATGGATTGCTCTTTCCCTGTTGGGTCGATCCAGAACCCCGAAAACCAAACTTTGCCGGCATTCTCCATTCCGGATAGGAACATCTTTATATTTTCCTTTTCCTGTTTTATCCTTTCTTGTTTTTTTACAGGGTCAGTAATGTTTTCCTGTTCGCAAAGGATATCCCAATACTTTACATTAATTTCTACCTGATAGCGAAGTACTAAGCCATTTTTAAACTTTGCCTTTTTACCGGCAGGGATTAATTGTTTAATATCGTACCATCCGGAATTAAAGAATGACCAATAATAAGGAAATGGATAATATTTATTTCCGGTGATCGGAATTCGGTTCAACATAGCAAACTTACGGGTTGCTGTTGGCTTTTGCATTTTGCCTTCATCGTTCGGCAATTTGCCCATGCGCACCATCAGGTCGCCCAGCGGATCATCCACGTCCAACAGTTCCAAGTCTTCCCTATCGGCAAGTTTCGGAGCACCTTTTTCCCAGTTGCCATAAAAAACATGCTCCAAAGTTCCGGTTTTGGGGTTGCAAGTTTCAAGCCGGCAATACATGACATCTTTGTGCCGAAGCTTCACTATCTTTTTACCGTCTCCACTCAAAATAATTACCGAAACCGTCCAAAAGAAATGTTTCATATCTGTTTGTTGCTCAAATAGATATTTAGTAGGTCGATTATATTTGAAGAAATCAATAATTTCGGGATCCGTCACCTCTGTTTTATCTTTTTTGGCATAGGTTAAACCCTGAGAATAGGAGGCTAAAATATTAAAATACATATTTGAACTCATAACTTCATCCTTCCGGATTAGCTCAAGAACTTCGTTCGGGCGCAAATTTGTATCACCCCAGGGAACATATCCGCGAAGTCCCTTTGCATCGGACATGACTATTGGAACAATATCGTCGGTATCGAATACCGTGCGACCTTCATTTATCACTTCCAATGCTTTGCGCCCATCCAGCGCGATACTTATGTCATATATTTCTGTCATACTGTCAAATATAAATTTCTTCGTCATTAATTTCGAAAATGCTGATAATTCGAACGGTACGGATTTCGCGACTTTCGCAGAATAGCAGTTTTGCCGTGTTACGTTCAAAATTGGAGGAAGTACACACCACGTTGTTATACGTCAATATTTCACCCGTTGTGTTCTTCCATACTTTACAATTGAAGGGTTTTCCATCCCTTAATATTTTTCTTAATAAACTTGTATGTATCATAAAATCTATTTTTCCTATTATTTCCCCTTTAGGAGGTTAGGGAGTTAATCAAATGTTTCGTCAAACGTATCGTCGAATATTCCCTGAGCAGCGTTGGCAAAAGCAAGATGACTGTTCTTTGCGCCACGGTAGCTAAAGGCGAATGCTTGCAGCTCGTTGGCTTCGCTATCCGATTTTTCCACACCTACCAGCGTAATTTCTTCAGTCATTCCGCTAACACCTGGCGTGTACAATCCCACTGTGTAGCTTTTCACCAGGTCATCAATCCACTCCATTTCCACATCGCTCAGATAGCCGCTATTACAGGTTTTCTCACTTACAAAGTCCTGTGTTATTTTGCGGTAATGGTTATTGATATTACCTAGGTTGTATTCATTTGTTTTTTCATTCACAGTCAATCCGGTAGCCGTGAACGTTTCCAACACGCCAAAACAGTTCACAAATACAAATGATTTACAGTGCCTGTAAGGTGTGTTATCTACAAGAAAGGCATATTTAGCAGTTTCAAAACCGGTACCGGTTAGCCAAATATTGTACTGAAGTATAGTTGTATCGAGCGCCAACTCGGCAGCTGTTACCAGCGCAACAAGCGAAGCATTTAAAGTAGTGACCTGATCGCCGGCTGAAGCTGCTATTGTTTGCATCACTCCTGTTTTTTCAGTTACGACTGATTCAACCAAGTAATAAACTTTATAATTGACTGCTACAGCACCAAAAGCCAATTTTTGAACAAAAGAAAGATATTCGTTGCGTGACTTAGCAGTCCGTTTTTCGCTATGTGAACGGGTCAGAAAATTTCTATCAATCCAGGAACCTGCATTTACCGCCATATCCACATCACATTTCAATACCGTAAAATCCTTTTGATCAACCCAAACACCATCGTCAAATATCATTGTAATGGGTAAAATCAATAATTCAGAAGTAAAATATTTTTCTACAATGCTGACTAAATCACGCACATTAATATAACCTTCAGCATCATAGGTGTAGTTTTCAGTAAGAACGGACACACCGGAAACTTTCAGCGTGAACACCTTAGAATCATTCGAGTCGGTTGTTTTCTTCAGAATGATATCAGGGATATTCTTCTGAAAATAAATTTCGTTGACCTCTGGGCTTTGTATATATTCGGGCATAAAAAAAGCGGTTGAATAATTTGTTGATACAAATTAAATCCAACCGCTTAGGGGAAAAAAAGACAGAAAAATTAGTGTTCGCGAAGTTCCGGTTCGTTATCTTTTCGCATAAGCCACACCGGAGTGGCATCGTCGAAGTCGATAGTATATCCATTTGTTGACAAATAAGCTGCAATTACATTGATAGACAAGTCCGCCATAGGCCGAATGTCGAGTTTAATTTCTTCACTCGTTTTGCGGATCGTTGCATCTTTTTTGGTTGCCGGTTGGAATTCGCGACAATAGCGAGCTAATATTATAAGTCGATAGTCCAGTTCTTCATCTGATTGTTGTTCTGTTAGCATTATCGGCCTCCTTCCTTTACAATAGGTAATAACTTCACAAGTTGACATATATCTTTCTTTAGCAAAACAATGTCATTCAAATAATTGCTTACTTCTCTTTTTTCGTCATCTTCCATATTTCCAAGCTTCATACATATAAAATCCTGAATGTCTGAAATAGTGGTAATTGCAGCCGTTAGGAAAGTTTCATCACCTTTTTCTGCCGGGCAGTAATTTTTCAAAAATGCCGCTAATTCCGAACTGATAGGCATTCCATCTATTGTTGTCATACGGCAGCCCTCCCATTGGTTACGGTTGCATCTTCAAATTCCTGAATGTGTAATGTTATTACCACGCCTTTATTAATCATCACATACACCATTTCGTCAACGCCTTGGTAAATGGACATATCAATTTTTTTACTGCCATTAGCCAACTCGCTAATTACATCCAGTACGGTATGACTTACCGAACGTACATCTGTTTTTTTCTTGAAAATCTGACGCATTGATAATGCATCTTGCTCAGGAGCGCATCCTGATTGTGAAGTTTTTGTTTTCATTTTGGGTTGTTTGCATTTAGTTTTATGGCAAAGAAAAAGCGATGCCAATATCTCGCTGCAAACAACCCAAAGGTATATACCGCTCTACACGGCTCGAGATATGGCATCGCCATATTTTAAATAAGTTTGATGTATAGACATAAAAAAACCAGCTCGTTTGCTGGTGTATGAATACACCTTTGTAGTTGTTTGCGTTGCAAATATCGGAATAGTTTTTGGATTGTCAATGAAAAATTATAATTATTTTCAATTATTTTTCAGTTTTACTTGTACACGTAGTTGTAGTAGTAACTGTATAATTTAATTATGCAATAGTAAAACACTTGAAAAAATTGCAAAAGCCTTAGGTGTTGAAATCTTAGAGTTATTTGAGCAAAAGCAGCAAAACAATCTGAAATGCCCAAATTGTGGAGTTGAGTTGAATGTGAAGATAGAGTAGAAAAAACGCCTGACTAATTAATAGTCAGGCGTTTTTTTATTAAGTATGGGGAGTTCTATTGTTTAAAAATAGATATACTGGTAAGTTTTCTCCACCAATAACATCTATTCCACTATCTTCTATCAATTTTTGAAAACATTTAGCAGTCCAAAACACATCCGTTTTTGCATCATGCATATTTTGCATATTAAAATATTCCTCTTTTTCAAAGAAACATTTCTTTATAAGTTCCTGCAATTTGGGATATTTATAATCCAGCATTGCAGCCGCTTCCTGTGATGTAATTCCATATTTCGGTATTTTACAATAATAAATAGAATGTTTCATGGTGCAAAAACGCCACGATTTATTAAATAATGATTCGTCTTTATTAAATCTAAACATTTCGCTTCTGATTACATTATAGTCAAAATCAACGTTATGTGCCACAATAAACATGATTCCATTAAGGTCTTCCAAAAATTCATCTAGCACATACATCATTTCTTCCCCTTTTTCGGCAGCTATTTCATCGGTAATATTATGTATTATAGTTGATTCAAATGGAATTGGCTCATATTGTTTGATAATTTTATTTTTAAAAGTTACCATTTTATATTCCCTATCAAGTATCATCCAGGCAAATTGAACTACACGCGGAAAGCGGTTAAAATTCTTCTTAGTGGCATCAGTTCTCGGAGCAAGTCCGGTAGTTTCAATGTCAAAAATAAGAAAATACGGCTTTTTTGTTTCCGATTCATCAAATCCAACTGATAAAGTTACATTACCATTATCTTCCCTTTTGGCACTTATGCCATATTTATCTACTAAATGTATATATTTCTTTTCAACTCCAATAGAATTATCCTTAATTGGCTTAGAATAGTCTGATGATTTAGTATTAGAATTATTATTTACATTTAAAATAATGATAATAAGTATAATGATAATAATGATAATAATGATTACGATCATAGCGTTACCAAAAAATCATAATTATCATTCATTAAATCTTCACTGGTTTTTACTCCTAATAAACCTGCATTTGCAGGTTTTAAACACGATTCAATAAACGCTTTTGTTCCATCACTTTTGGTAAATTGGAACAAATCCTCCTCTTTTTCTATACCTAAAAACGAGGAATTCCTCGTTTTTAAACATGCTGTTACGGAATTTTTAGTACTGTCGTTTTCCATAAAACGAGCAACCTCTTTTCCAAATGCCTTTGCCATTTCGGTGGCATTAATCATCCTTCCGTTATCTTTCGATAAAAGAAAAGTGATGTCGTTTTCTTCATATACGCAAATTTTTGTTTCCATAAATATTAAATTAAGTTGAGCCACAAAGGTAACAAATATATTTATGCAAAAATCCCCGAAACAAAACCAGGGGAATTAAATTCTATAAATATTTCATTTTCAACTCTGCCCTATTTGGGCGTTTCGTGCGCCTTTTGCTACTTTTGGCGCGACAAAAGTAGTTCAAAAACAAGGCTTCACCGCTCTAAATTAGAGTAGTGAAGCCACTTTTAAGCCCGTTTCAGGCACTTTCTTTACTAAATCTGCAAACTATATCGGTCGGTTAATACTTCCATTAGAGCGAAGTTTTGCGTAATAAGGTTCGGGATGTCGGTTTTCCCTGGCTTATATAATTCGGTCGCAATATTGTAAATATCCCACAAACTAAAAGTACTTGTTTCCTGGGCTTTTTCCAAATAATCTTGTGTAAACTGGGAAATTTGGCTTTGTGTCAATGGGTAGGTTTTAACCTCATTTCTCAATGTTGAATTATCGCAGTCGTGCGCCACTCGTAACGATGTAAGCAATCCAATAAGCTGGTAAACGTCATTTTGTGTACAATTGACTTCTTTCATTTGCTGAAGAATACGCAAATCGGTTTCTCTGTATTCAAAAAAGTTAGACATCCAATTTTCCACACTTTCAAAAAGCTGTTCATCCGTAACCTTGTCAGCTCCGTAGTTCGATGCTATGCGCTCCTTGTTTAAAATACACTGGTTGTGGCAAATCTTCACACACGGACCAAAGGCAAGCTGGATGCCTTCCTGATGATAGGCGATGACGATGTTCGATGTCATTTCGGGTGTTTCTCGGTCGTTTATCCTGATAGTTGTATAAACTCGCCTCAGGATGTGCGCTTCAACTGAATTTGTGCCGTGGATTGCTTCCACCTGTGGAAGAACTACAACACCCGGGTTTTGTCGGCTGTTATTTTTTGCTGCAAAAATTTCTTCAATGGTATAATCTAAACCACTGTTTCGGCAAATATCCGCTATACGGTTAATGACTTGGTAATGATAAACGCCCCTTAATGGATTTCCGTAAATATCATTTTCCTTATGCGTTTTGCGCAATGTTTCAAGGTCTAAAACTTCGATATTATTTTTTTGAAAATCAAATATTGTATTCATGGTTATTTATTGTTATAAGAGTTATACACTTGTAAATCAGAAAAGAGAGCAACTAACGGAAAGAATTTTATTTCTTTTTTTTGTCCGTTCTCAATGATGGTTTTCGTGGTTTGACTTCCCCACAAATAAAATGCTTTTTGCCCTCGCTTGACTCGCATTCCTAACCGTTCCCATTGCTCGAAAGTCTTAAACTCTTGATGTCCTTGTTTTCCGTAAATAGCTTTTAATCCCTCGTTTATGGTTTTGATGTCGCCGTTGGTTTTTAATTCGGTTAGCGGCTTGGATATTAGTTTTAATTCCCTGCGCTTTGCTTGGATATTCGATGTATTATTCATACTTTTGTGTCGCTTTAAAAAATTAATTGTTCGCAATTGTTTTACTCCCTCGATGGTTGTCCCCAACGAGGGAGTTTTTATTTTAGGCTATTTCCCGCATTTCCTTTTCTACCTTTTCCAAAGTATCAGAAAATTCTTCCTTCCAAAATTCAATTAACTTACCAATTGTTTTGGGGCTGTTACTCTCAAAAACTTCTCCGCTTGCATCAAAAACTCGGACGGCTGCCGTATCTCCATCATGCGAAATTGCAAAGTTTTCCACTCGTTTACGCTTTTCGTTCAAAGCGTCCCATTTGACCGCTAAACGGCTCAAAACTTCGCTTTTCCTTTTAATGTCCTCAATACTTTTTACAGGTTTTTCTGTAATGGCTGCCGTTGGTTCTGGCTTTACTTCCTCCGCGATGGGTTCACTCTTTACATCTTCTTCCGAAGATTTAATGTTAATCACTTTAGCGGTTTTTTCTTTCGCTGTTGGTTCTGCGATTGTCATCATTGGGATGACTTTTTGCACTTTGCGTGCTGTTGAATCATTTTTCATTTTGCTTTAAAAATTAATTGTTAATAATATGCGGGGTGAAATTGTCCTTTCTCCCTTTCGCTCTGCTAAATTACTACAATTTAGCGACATACACAAATTTATATTATTGAATATCAGTGCATTAAACTATTAAATAGGGAGGTAGTAAGTAAACATCTTAAATAATGCTGATTATATTCTCCAATTGAAACGAAAAAAACTTTTTGATTTCAAAGGTCAAAAAAACAAAAAACAATGAAATGCACTGAATTTATAGAGCTAAAATAAAAATCAATACGACGATAAAGTTAAATTTCATTAATAGTAAGACATTGAAATACAAACAAATAAACCAAAAAAAACGCATTTACAAAAAAAAATATTTATGCAACTTGCCTACTACCTACTATAAAACTATATTAAACTATATATCAAATAAATACGACACAAAATAAGGTAGTAAGCAATTTTTAATAGTAACGAGTAGTAACTATTTAAATAACTATTTTTTAATATGGTTACTACTATTTAAATAATTGTATTTCAAATAAATATAAAAATAAATAGTAAGGTAGTAAGGTAGTAAGCTAAAAACATATTTTTTTGCCATTATTATATCTTTTTATTAATATTACATATAACATAATGATAATGTGTAATATAAGAAAAATATAAAAGAAAAAACAATTTATAAAATACATTTTTCGGATTTTAAAATATGATTTTAGCACTATTTAATTTTCAAAAATCGGAATCATAGATAAATGCTTTATCCGCATAAAATTACCAATCATTTTCAGCCTCTTTTGTTGACGATTTGTGGGTGTTTTCCGCCTTTCACATTTATATATGGCTGTAAATCAATAAAAACTCACTTCGCAAACCTTTTTTTAAGGTTTAATACAGACAATTGACCCCGCCCCGCCCTCTCGCTGACTTGTAATTACCGACCTCAAAAAACGCCTTATATGCTAACCTATATTAATATATTGGGGTATATTTAACAAAAATGGGCGGTAATACGCACATTACGGTTAAAATTTTGGTATTCGCAAAATTATATCGGTAATGACCTATCAAATCCCTACAAAATGGATGAGCAAAGCGATTGATTTTGGGATTACATTGCATAAAAAAACCACTAACATTACGCCAGTGGTCTACATAAATAAGGACAGGTAATTACACAAATGAACTGATAAGCCCACCATTGAATGAGTGTTCGGCAGGGAAGTTATTCATCCCAATCCATAACGTGTCCCAGGCATCGGTACCATCAGTTCGGTTCTGCAGTAAGTCTTCGTCACTCTCTGCCAACTTTTCCCCTCTCTTATCCTTCTTAAATCCATCAGAACCTTGATAGATTCCTGTTTGTTCCATGGCCAGAATCAACGCCTCATTGTTATTCTTATTAATCATTGGGAACAATAGTTGCTTACCCTCGAAGCTCTGACCTTTGAGTGCCATATTGATCAGGTTATGTTTCTCCATGTGACCGATAGGTTTACCAATGTACACGCCTTTGACAGTCCACTTGTTTGCCTTGAATGTATCAATTATAACAGTAGCAAAATCTTTGTCATTAACTGCATAGTTACTGTTAAGTGCTGTTGAGTCATAGTAGTAGATAACCTCATGACACTTGTGAGGTGCATAGTACTTACAGAAGTCATTGACTAACTCTACTAACTTACGGTTGTACTTCACGAAGAATGATTTCAATGTCTTCATCCTGATACCTGAGCGTTGTCCGGCTACCAACCAATTGATATTTCCATTATAATCAAACGAGATACAGATAGGTGCATTCTTATCAACATCACCATCCTGAAGACACGTCATGTTCTTAGCCTTATCAAAGTCATAGTCCAGGTTCTGAAGGTATGAATTATCGAATGCCGTGTAGTAATGATCAGCTTCTTTCAAACAGTTGTAGAACCCATCTTTCAAAAGTCCTACCCGTTTACAAAGAATTGACGTTTGAAATACCAGGGGCGGAAGATCGCGTTTCATTTGCTTAATGTAGTTTTCGCCCAATACCTGAATGTTTTCTATTGAACTAAATACATTATAATCGACTGCAATACGCTGAAATTGAGCTAAATCACGGCACAATGTACGGTAATAATCAAATAAGTACGCTTTTGGCTGAATGCCTTTGGCCTGAAGTTCTTTTAGTTTATTGAGTATTCTCCACTTTTCATAGATAATGCCATCAATTTGTTCGATAAGTTCCGGATCGCATTTAGATTCGTAATTAAGGAACCAACTCCCTTTTTTGGTAGTTGGCATGTCGGATACGATTAGCATGCTGTGGTGATAGGGTAAATGTCCGAAATGAGCTGTCGTACCCCCATTAGCAGGAAAAGTTTCCTCATTTAATTTTACGAAGTTCAAAAATTTAGCCTCATCGCAAATAACAGAGTCAAAAGTCTGAGAATTGGACGAACCAATAACATCCTGTGAAATGATGGGAGATATAGATCCATTATAATAACTGATCGTATTATCATAACTTGCCGGCTCTGTTTTAGGTTTCTCAAAATGTAAACATTTCTCAGGTTTTCGGCCAATAACGTAGTGAACGTTTCGTTTAAACCCCCAGCTGTCGAATGCTTCCAATGTTCCAGGAAGAGTTCTTGTAAGAGCCTGTTGGAATGTACTGGCAATAATTCCATGTTTTCCACCGGCCATTCGTTGTATATTACGAAGAAGGAAAGGCGCTACAATACCATGCGATTTGCCGAGCCGACGTCCGCCAACCACAACGACAGTATTGCACCCTCGAAACATTACTTGCTGCTGTGCGGCATTAAAATATACTTTTTGTTTTTCGTTATTTTTCGGCATATTTTTCTAATTGCGAAATGTCTATTTCATCATAAGTTACATCTTCTATCTGATCCATGTATTTCTTTTTCATGGATGCAATTTTCTCACGTATATTTGGAATTGGCTTAATACCTAAAACCGTTGGGTCTTCTGTAGGCTCAAATAACTGAGGTATGATTTCATCCCATGGAATGCGTTCGGCATCTTCTTTGTCGAGCTGGTTGAATTTAGCATAAGTGGCCATTGCTTTAACCATGGAGTCCGGGTCGTTTTTCAATTCAGCCATGTTGTAAGCTTTTTGAATCTGATTATTGAACTTGAAGCGGTGCCAGTCCTTTGATTGCCGGTTCATAGAACCCAACAAATCTTTGATGATCCGTAAATCCTCGTAAGCGGCCGATCTTTCAACTCCGCTGTTAGTCATTATGTGTTGAATAATTTCCCGATCAGCTTTACTTGGATATTCCTGCATTAGCGTATAGGCAGACCTAATACGAAGCAACCGGTTACGAACTTGTGGTGCCAGGTGTGCCAGTTTATCAGCATCATCGTACAAATGCTGTACACAAATTTCGTATGTTTGTTCTTTACTCATTGACCTGTTGATTAATGATATAAGTTTGTGTGAGTTCTACCGATAAAGGTGATCCCAGTTTTGCAAATTCAATTTCCTGCCGGTGAAGCTCCAGTATTGTTTCTGTTTTACTCAAGCGGTAAGCTCTGGAGGCTTTGGTTGATTTGGAAGCGATATCACTACGCAATTCATCTTCATCAATATCCATAAGCACAGCGATATCGGTTATTGTCATTAATAGTCCTGCAAATTCACGTATTTTTTGTAGTTGTTCATCGCTGTATTCCATTTTCTATAATGCGTTGTATTTCAGTATATAATTTTTTATTTATTTCTGGATCAGTTGTAACGATTCCGCTTTCTTCGCGATTTCCACGGGTGCAATTTTGACTACCTGTAATTGATACCTGGTAACTGGAAGATTGAATCAAAACTACCTTTGCGTGCGTTTTTGAAAAATGGATATCGCTAAAAACATTCTGAGTAAATCGAAGCAGCTTCTGTGTTTTCTGTATCGCTTTAAAGTCGAGTATCAGGGTTACATTGCCGATTAACCCCATCTCCCTGAGCATCCATATTTTTCGGATAAATTCTTCGGAAATGCTGAATGTCATAATGGTGATATCGGATTTTCCAATTTGCTGCAAAGTCCATTCAATCAAGTCGTATAGTTGAATACCGGTATTTAAATAAGCCCCGACATAATCGGGGCCTATAGGTTTCAATATTTGATCAACTTTACTCAACTGAGTTTATTTCTTGATCAACTGTTTTGTTGATTAGTCCCAGGGTTTTTAGTTCTGCCAATTGATCAGGTGCAAAAGTGTCACCATTCAATACTAATTCATTGAAACGAACCTGCATTTTATCCAATAGCTCAGCAGCTTTTTCAGCCTTACCGTCGGCAATTAAAGAGGTCAGTTTAGCTTTGTTATCGCTCAGATATTTACGAGCTGCAGAAACTTGTTTTCCGCTCAAGTTACCTGGCACATTTTCAACTTTTTCAATCACCGGTGCATTTGCATCGAATTTGTCGTAGTTATCCCAGTTCTCACGTAACTCAGCATCAAGTGCGAATAATTCAGTAAGAAAAGGAAGTCTATCGGAAGCCGTTCCGGTTACGTTCAGCACTTTCAAGCGTTCCTGAATGGAGCGCATGCGTGGATAGATTTCGAGGTTCTTGTCGAAGGACGATTGGATGGCAACCGGCAGCTTGTCATGATCGGGACGTTTGCCTTTGTTTTCCAAGGCTAATTTGCTTTCAATAATTTCCATTGTTTTTGGAAGATTATTTTCCAGTTTCTGAATTTCGTTGTTTACAGGTTCTACAGCAACATGTTGCCTTTGTCCGGCAATGATTTTTTCGAGTTCGTACTCCACTTTCTCAAAATTCTTTTTTTGAAGTACGTTTTTGTGTAAAATTCGATTTCGATTACCCTGAAGCATCAATGTTGCACCTTCTTCGATGCTGCGAGTTGAGGGATCAGCATTTAGCCAATCGTTCACTTTGTCTACATAAGTCTTTTCATTATCCATTTTTTTTAAATGTTATGGGGTTATTTATTTTAAGCATTACGAAAGTAATTACGGGTAATTACATAGAAAAAGACAGACCCGAGTCAGAGTTGAAACTCCAATACGCTGAAACAAAACACCCTCGCAAAGTGAATTACGAGGGTGTGAGGAATTGTCTGTGGTTAGCGATTAGGGTATAATCGGATTGATAACACCATCTTCGGTAATAATCTCACCTGTGTAAAATAGACCAGGTGCAAGGTCGGTAACGGTAACTGTGATGGTAGTTCCCATTTCGTCGGTAGCAGCTCCACCAAGTTTTTGTTCGATAACCGTATCGGTTTGATACATGTCATTACCGATAACGCGCCATTTACCTTTTTTGGTTTGCACCAAATAAACTAAATCGTCGTTATTGGCTTGCATACAGAAACCGGATGCATCTTCTTCCACTCCTGGGTGCTGTAACACTACCTGATTCAAGAACGTTTTACTGGGGCGAACACCTTGGCTCTTTCCATCAACCGGTGATTTGTCAACGATAATACCTACCCGTTGCCAGTTGGCCAATGCAGCCAATGTAAAACTGCCGACATAAGTGACCAGTTCACCCATGTTCGTTACAAAGGTTGCCGGAAGTGTAGGCCATGCTACGATATCACGTTTAGCGATAGCGTAAACATCTTCTTTGATACCAGGAAGATTTGTAGTTCCAACAGCCCAATCAAGGGCTTTATATTTGATACTCATAATGTATTTCTCCTATATTTTTAGAGTGAATAAATTTTGTAGCCCCTATCAAGGAGCTACATATAATTTAGCAACCATCAACCTTTCAGGGCTTACAGTTTCAAATTGAACACCAAAGAACATGGCCATAATGAACTGAAGAACAAAAGCAGCATGTTTTTCAACAGTTATTTTTTCTTCGTTACCTTGTTGATCAACTCCAACCAACATGTTACCCTTGGTTGTCAGGTGAATATATGGCGAATCCTTTTTGTTTGGCAGTGCAACCAGTTCGCAAAGATCATCGGTACCTTCCAAAAATGTTTTTTTGAATTCTTTGTTGTAAGGAAGTGCTCCATTTTCTGACTGATAGCATTTTTCGTACATACGTTTGATCGTTTTCGAAAGAAACATCTTGCGAGGTTCGCCTTGTAGTTCGTCAGAAGAATTTTCGTCAATTGCTTTCAACTGATCGACAGCATTGTTCACAGTAATTGCAGCTGTAAACTCATACAAGTTTCCTTTGGCAACCGAAATATTACCGGCAGTAATATCAGCAGCTGTGATCGTGTCAAATCCGTTGAACAAAGTTGCAGTTGTGGTACCGGCATCGTCACGAACAGCAGACCAAAGCACTTTATTAATGCCCTGAGATATTTTCTTAGCCAAAAACGCCAATACCAATTGTGTAATGGCTGTAGTTGTCAAGCCTTGACCTGAAAGTACAGCATCTCCATAAATGGATTTTGCGACCGAGTTTGGTTCAAACTCTTTGATTACCGAACCAAAGAAAGTTTCCAGACTACGACCTTTAATAGTTACACCATTCGTGTCAACTCTTGCAGGATCATAAGGACCAATTTCAATGTTACCATCCAATTGACCTACCGTTTCTTTGCCACGTATGCCAATACGGAGCGACATGTGAACCAATGAGCTTTGCAAGGCAATCACTGGCATCATCAATAAATCTTTGCGAAATTTCGCAGCACTAAGCGCTAAGGCTTCGGGGGTTATTTCTACCATTGCAGTAAATTTATTTTAAAAGTGAATAATTTTCTTTCTACTCAGGAAGTTGATCGTACAATTTACGAGCACTTTCAATGGTGTTCAAAAAAGCATCTTCCTTGTCTCCACCTTCACCACTTTCGTCGGTTTCTTTTTTGACTTTTTTGTCAGTTGCTCCAGCTCCTTTTTTCAGGTTTTCTACTTGAGCTTCCAACTCGGTGATTTTAATAGCCTGTGTTGCCACAGTTCCTTCTGCGTTATTAGCGCGGGTTTCGGCTGCTGTAACCAAATCTTTTTCAGTTACCACATTGGCTTTTTCGGTTTCAATTTCAGCTTCTTGCGACGCTAATTTTGTTTCGATCGATTCAATTTGTGTTTCATTCAAGAATACGCCACCATCGGCGCTCTCAAGTGATGGCACGTTGAGAACCGCATTAATTTTAATGGGTTGTTTTTTCATTTTAATATTTGTTTTTTGAGTGAATAAGTCTTCAGAATTAATTCGGTTGGTAGGGATTCCAAGGGCATTGAACTTGTCTTTTAATCCGACCATATTTATTTTTTCAATGGTTGGAATAATTTCATCGACAAATCCCCAACTAAGTGCTTCGGTAGCATTCATCCAGCCGCCAATTTTCATCAAGTCGAGAATTTCGGTCATGGATTTGCCGGTTTTGGCTACATACATTTGTGCTATGACCTCATCGACCTTGTTGTTTTCATCAAGGTTTACTTTCAGCTCTTCAATGAGAGTTGCGAGCTCGTCGGCATTCATTGTTTTGTAAATGTCAACTGTATTCATAGATTTATGAATCAGATAAAATCCATTGGAAGCAATGCGCACTTTCTTTGCCTTGACGTTCATCCAAGTTGCCGTGGAAGCGTTGAATCCATACAGGTCAACTTGTACATCGCCATGTTCTCCAATAGCCTGATAAATGCCAAGCCCATCGTTCACGCTCCCGCCAAGCGAATTGGAACGAATGAAAACCGGTTTATTTTTCAACTCATTCAATTTGCTACGTACATATTTCTGAGAATAGCCCCAATTGCCTATGTAGCTGTCAATATCAATGTTGTATGTAGGTGTAGACATAAAAAAAGTTGCAGTATGGTTAATTACACTGCAACTTTACGGCTATATTAGGAAGGAAAAAAAGACTATAAATCAATAATATCAATGGGTGGAAGGGTTGAAATCCATGTAATTTCGAAGTTTACGGCTCGCATGCCGGAAGACGAAGCGTCGTTCACCGGTGAGAATTTGATTTCCGGGAATGGCTTTTTGTCAATTCCAACCAGGTATTTGTTTTTGTAAACGTCCGTAATTCTATAGAGATGAAATTTAGTTTGTAGGCGGTGTTGCAATGCCATGTCGCTATCGTCTGATATTATTCCGGCAATTTTAGTTGTGTAAACTAATCCATTGTCGGTTTGCTCGGAAGTAGTATTGCACGATGCCGGTTCGGTTAACTTTAGTTTAGTCCAGTTGCCAATGGCGGAAGTTGTGTCACCTGGTGATAGAAATTTCTTTGGATAAAGTGTCATTTCTTCAGCGAGAAGAAATTCGACAAATAATATAGTTGGAAGTATTTTTGTGTTCATATAGATTATATTTTTAAAAGTGCTCAAACTGCGTAAAGTGCTGAAAGTACGTAAAATGCTGGTTTACGATAAAAGAGGCCTCGAAGTCAATGAGATTTTAGGTAAGTTTTATATTTTTTTTCTTTCCGTACTTTTGGTTCAATCTGTGAAATCGTTGTGCAACCGTGTCCCAATGTTTTTGGTCAATACCATGTTTTTCCATATAGGCATAAATTAAAGTAGCCCGGCTTGTATTTCCATTTTTCAAGGCGGTTACTTCAGTATATAGATTTTTATCAAAAAGTGTAGAGAAACTTTCAATTAAAGCCGTTTTGCCACTTTTGTGAAGATAATTGTATGTGTCAGGGTTTTTCCCTCTGAAATATGGTATTGGAATTGTCAAGTTAGAATCTTCACCTAAATCCGGAGTTTCATCACATGGCAGTTTTACCAGCAGCTCATTGAGTAATCTCATTTCGGGAGAATCTTTAATGAGTTCAACCGGATTTCCGAATGTGTGCGTAATCCATTGTTCCAAATATTCTGGAACTGTCAGGTAAACATTGTAGTCGCTCATAATTGTATGCAATATTAGGGGGTTGATATGTGTATTAAAAATTCAATTGGTTTCTGTGAAATTTATATGGTTGTTTGTGACCTTTGTATTTTTTATTTTGTTGAAAACTGCAATTATGCATTTGTTCTCCCAAACGTTTAAAGGCTACATTTAGATGTTCAAACTTTTCAATTGGAATTATAAACTTACCAATATGTCTTTCTGTATCTTCCATGCTTTCTTTATCTATTATTGGTAATTCAGGATATTTTAAAATATTTTCATCTCTTATAAATATTTCCATGATAATTTATTGTTAACTTGATTTTTTTGAAAGAGTATAACAAAACTGGCAATAAACGGCTCTCATTGCCAGGTTCGTTATAGAATTTTAGTCTAAGATTATCCAGTCATCTGATAGCATATCAGTTGGAGAAGCCAACCAGCCGTTTACAATTGTTCCGTTAGCTGCTTTCATACAGAGATAAGCCGTAAACTTAACCGTGTCATCTTCTTCTACATGAAGTCTTTCTCCGTTTTCATTAATAATGTCCTGCAGATAATAGTCCTTTACGCTTTGTGGCAGAGATTTTATTTTATCAACTACCGTTTCAATATTAATTTCATCGGCAGGGCGCATAAAAACAAATATATACCTACCACTCCATCCATCACGAGTTACTCTTTTACCTTGTTTTAAGGCTTCTAAAGCAGTTCCAAATGGAACTAAACTAATTTTATTCATATTGCAATCAATGGATTTTACGATGCCCATCCAAGGCGTTATTTTGTTGTTAAAATGTAATAAAATGTTTTGACATACTACTCCTTAATTCCTGTGCACGCTCTAATTCAACTTTTTCCATTGATTCTAGAGCCATTGATTCTTCTTTATATCCCAATTTCATACTTGCAGTTGCACCGTCAAAATCAGTTTTAAAAACTAATTCGTATTGGTCTTTTTCGTCGTCATATTCTACAGTTAATAGAACTTGTTCACCATCTTCTAAATCAAATAATTTTGCGAATTTCATAATGTTTTGTTGTTAAGTTGATATTATTCAAATAATTGTATAACCTGATATCCATAGCGTGGCTTTCCATCTACTTTTTTCATTTTATGCTCAAAGCCCATGGAGCTAAGCGCCATCCCAATGGTAACATCCGAAACGTTGACCATTCCACTGTTCAACCTGCGGGTACGGCGGAGTTCCTGAATAATTTCAATCGGTTGCATGTGTTTAGATTCTTCGCCTTCTTCCGGAATACGGTAGTATTCTTTAATAAGTTTGTTAGCCTGTGTGTCAATCATATATCGGCTATTATAATTTTTGAACTCAATGAAATCGTTTTCGTTCCAGATATAGTCGTAATCTGCATTTTTGAAAAGAACCATTGCTTCAGCCCACATTTGGTGATTATCAACCTCGGCTATGTATTTTTTCCAATTAATCGACTCCAGTTCTATACATGCCCACCGGCGATAGCCCATGGACGGGTGCAGGAACCCTCCCATCTCTTTATTTTTATTGGTCGTAAATGCACCATTTCCAATGCGTGGAACTGTATTAGTGTCGCGTTTCGACATTACGAACTCAGTGGACGAAAGTGTTTGTTTTACCTGCTCAGCATTGTTTTTCGTGATTCCGTTGAATTCTTCAAAGTTGACAATGAAATTCTGAGTGAAAGCAGCTGTGATATCGAAGTACCGATCTTCCTTGCTGGATTGGATATAATAGGCTCTCAAAGGTTTTGGTACAAGGAACTTTAGAATACGGGTTTTACCTATTCCCTCTTTGGGATGAATAAACCCAAGCATGGCATCGTTTTCTTTTACGCCCAACGAACACGCAATGCTGGCTACCATCCATTTTTTCATGATCCGAACAAATCGTTCCTGGTAATATCCCGGGTCTTTATCTCCAAAATCGCGAACAATGATATTTTTACAGAATTTATCGATATGGCTTTCGCCCTTCCATGCCCCTTCGAGACTATTGATATAGTCGGTTACAGGGTTGAATGTGGTGATATGATACCCTGATTTGAGTATCTTCCGGAGAATGGTATCGCAGCCACGAATATTTTCGCGTTCCATGTGCAACGAAATGAGCGTTTCAGTTGGAGCCTGGTCGTACAGCTCTGGGTTCTTGGCTACGATAATCGTTTTGGACGAATCGAAAACGTTGATTTTTATTTCATAATGTTCCGTAAGAAAATCTTCGACAATCTTCACTCTGTCGCCTGAACTGGCGGGAACTTTCGTATCTGTAATTTTTTTACGTGGGGGCATGCTGACAAATTAAAGGAGAAATAAAATAAAGGATCAGTTCAACGAGAATAGAAAAAAGGCTTTATTCCGATTGAAAGTTGCCGTATTTCCCGTCCGTTCGGTTCTCAGATACACAAGCGAATGGAAAATCATTGGCGACAGGCACCTGAAGCTCGTAGCATTCCTTAAATAGGCTGCATGTATGACAGTTGCCGCGATTGTTGAACTTATGTACTTTATTATCTGAAGTAACTGTATTCTTATCCTGTGAAATTTGAATATTTGCCATTATATTAGTATTTTAAATCCGTGAAGTGAATAATTTTACCTTCGAAACCATTGAAAAACCATTTAAAGAAATCGTGAGTTGAATCAAAACCATCGTTGGCGGCTAGTTTATCAATTTCCATAAAGTTTAAAACTCTGCTATCGACTTCAACCTGAAATTGTGATTCATATTCAATTCCAGAGAATTTATCCGTGAACATTCCTGTGTATGAATAATTTATATTTGCTCCTACTGAAGGGAAAATTCTTATTCTTTGAGTTGATTTGCATTCTCCATTTGCAAAGTGATCATATTGCTTTGTTCGAACTCCGTAAGCATGTTGAATAATTCTTCCAGCAACCCAACGATTATTGACATCGTAGCGTATGGTATGCTTTTTCTGTCCTTTAATAATTTTGACAGCAAAATTTGTGAGTGATTTCCATGGAAACCATTTTTTGTAACCAAGTATCATATTATTTAGGTTGATTGAGTGAATAATCAGGTCTACGGCTTTTACCAGGTAAGAAGATTCGATTTACATGTTCGTCAAATCGTTTCGAAATGTATTCTTCGTATTGTTCCTTAATTCCGTCCAAGTCCATATTTGTTGATCCGAACGTCAACGATCCATATTCTGAACGAAGTGCAAGTAAATTTGATATCGGATTTATTTTTGTTCCCCAGTTGTTTAGCAAATTATTCTCTTTGCCCATATCCTGAATCAATAATGGCACCCTGGCGAACGGAATTACTCCTTTTAGTCTTATTTCTTCGGCCAGCTCAATGGCATGAATTTCGATAACTTTCTCTTTCACAAACTCCAGGTCGAAAAGCACTTTGCAAAAAGCTGACATCATAACCGACTTTCCGCATCCATAAGCGCCGGCAAGAACAATCCCAATCAGACTGTTTATTTTTTCCGGATTGGTTCGGGCAACGTAGAAGTATAGCAGGTTAAGCACATCGCGGTTAAACTCATCTACCTGAAATGTATCCAGACTCTTGTGATCGTTTACCAGCGTTTGGTTAGCACGAATGAAAAAAAGGTGTTTAAAGTTTTCACACGAAACGTCCTGGCGTATTGTTGCAATTTTGCGGTATTCTCGTAAGCGTTCGGCTTCCGCTTTCTCAAGTATTTCGTCTATTTTCATAAAGAGTAAATTAAAAACATTAATAAAAATGCTAAAAATGTATATAGTATCTGTTTATCAAAAACCTTATCATTATCCATAAGCACTCCCTTTCCCTGGTGGTTCATCTTTAGCAGGCTGTTTGGTGTCCTTTTCTTCAATAGCAAAGAAATTGCGATATCGATTAGCCATTGCATACCTCAGAAACTTCACCGCTTTTTCTTCATCACCTTTGGTATATTCCATCAATTGCTCCAGTGCAGCCTGTTCGGAATGTGTTCCCATCGATTGGCCGTGTTGTTCGCCCAGGTAATTTTTCCACCGCTTCCACATTTCTGTCATTGCTTCCGATCGGAATGGAAATTTAATTTCGCACGGTTCTACAGGCGTTATGAAGTTATCGAACTCGTTTACTTGTTTTTTATATGCGTTCCATTCTTTAATGAAGGCTTTCGATTTTGTGAGGGCAATGCTTGACAGTCCGCCATTGATAAGAAAGTCATTCAGGGCGGCTTCTGTCTTGTCGAGTTGCTTCCATACTTTTTCCCAGGTTGCTTTCATAATAATGCTTCGCTTATTGAATAGTGGTCATGAGTGGTTAGTATCTTTTCCCAACGAATGGTCGTTGTTGTTGTTGTTTCCGGTCGGATAATATGCCTATCCTTCAATCTAATTGTATAGCCATGTTTTCGCAATTTATAATGCAAGTTGTAGCGTTGCTTTTTATCTTGCTTAGTTTCCAGCTTCTGTCTATTTTTCATAAACTCTTTAGTTCAGAAATGTTTGTTTTTAAAGTTGTGGCGCAAATCCACTTTTCTTCAGTTTCGCCAATAAACACAAAATGATTAATGGTCTCGCGATTATAAGTTACCTGTTCGGTTTTACCGGTGCAAGGTTCGTAAAATTGGTATGTTTTTCCCTTTATTAATTTACTCGCTTCCATCTTTCCAGGGATTATAGATTGATAAATTTAAAATACCACGCTCGCGGACAGTATCTTCAAACTCTTTAGCGGTCATTTCTTGCACCGTTATTGATAGAGTTTCACCATCTGGTAGTTTATCGGTCTCGTTCCACACATCGGTAAAATCGGGTGTTAGGAAGTCAGTTTTTGTTGCTGGGTGTTGAATTCTATACGTTTTCATAACTATATCTTTTTAAAAGTAAATTGCCATATCCAGGGGTTAACATATATCTCCAGTAAATCATACTCTTTGCACCAAAGTGAGTGAAAGCTCCCTGTTGCAGTATTAAAGTTAGGAAAGCCAGGGTCTTGTGTCTTCAGCACTTTTTTAGGGTAGAACTTTTCAGGCGAATAATGTTTCCAAACACCAGGGCTTTGTTGTTCGATTCCGGTTCTTACGGCCAGTTCGTCTGTCATGTCAGATAATCGGATTAGTTTTACTTGAGCAATGCGCACTTCGCATTTTTCGGCCCATTGTGCCAGTTCGCCTACTTTGTGCGGTTGAATGTTCGCCAATATAACCTGTTGGTTGGTGTCTTTTTTATTGATCAACCGTGTGCCGGCTTCATTGAGTTCCCACAGTTCCGGAAATTTATTAACCATGGTCAGTCCTACTTTGTTAAAAACAAGATTTATTTTGTCGTCTTCGAATTTTGGTGTAAATCCGGTAAATCTTTTAATTTGCTTCATCTGGTAAATTTATAAGGTCCGACATGTTATCTAAATCTGCATGCAACTGCTCGATAGAGAATTTTTGATAAATGGTATAGCATTTTACCTCTATCATGGGTGCATTATAAGTGCGGTCGAATGATTTCAGGTATGGAAGTTTATCGAGTCTGTCGGCAAACATAGAGCCGTGTAACGAGTCTTTTACCGGCACTTGCACCGTTACTTGTCGCTTGCTTGAGCTGACGTATATTTGTACTTGATTTTGTGACAT